ACCGTTGCGGACGTATCTGCCGCCCCCCCCACCTCGGATGCGTGTAATATTCAGAGCGCACATCGTTTAACGGAGTAACCGACCTGTCAAATCTTTCGAGCATGTCGATGACTTCTTGGTCAAAGATCACCCAGTTCCGCTCTCCGGAGGTTTCACCGATGTAAGTGCTTCCGGTGTATCCAGCCATATTCAGAGAGCGCGATGCCGCTTCCGCCCCCCATGTATTGACGGGATTCATCTTGTGGCGCATTGGCGCAGAGACATCGGTAAGCATTTCTTTCAGGAATAGCGGCAAGTTCTCCTGCCTGTACTCCACTGGCATGGTATCTGGCTCGTCAAAATATGCTTCCTGTACTGCCCTCAGATTCTGACCAATTCGCTTGAACATGCCTTCGAGCTGCACGCGCAATTCATTGCCGCGCATATACACACCCTTGCCAGCGTGCATATTATTTTTTGCAGAATCTGTCTCCCAAGTCAGATTCCTGATGAGCATATCGATATAGCGTTCTTCGCCACGGGAACCTGACAGGGTGTCCCTGATCAGATGTTGTGGAATCTCATCCCTGATCGTTTCCAGCAAGGAGATCAGACGCTGCAATGCCTCATACCCGAATTGGTCTGAAGCCACCTCTTCTTCAAGATCAAGATAATGGGCGTCTGGCAGATTCAACTTGTAGATATATCCCGGGGTTCCGGAAATATCCTTGTTAAGCTCCCGCCTGTGAATCTGCGTGCCAAGACTGATTTCGTTGGCTATTGAGTCATAACTTTCATTACCTATGGCTTCCAGTACTGTGTCGCTATTCAGTGCTTGCCATGTAGTAAGAGAATTGACACTGCCATTATCGCCAACAGATTCGTTGATAATCCGCTCAGCTATCGGCACAAGATAGTCCCTGACTTTGGTCAGAAACTTGACGTAATCATTTGTCTCATTCATCGCACGCAAGAATGCTTGCGTGATATCTTCCCTTACTCCTTCATAGATATCCTTGTTGCGCCATTTTGCTGGCACAGCATATTCAAACATATCTGACCCTTTCTTCTCCCAGTCCTTGCCGAAACTTCTGGTCAGATATAAATCAGTCCTGCTGTTCATCAGCCATTCTTCGACTGTGCCAAGCTCCGCTGTTTTTGTGACGAGGTCTCTGATCTTTGGACTAAACAATGCCACTATCAGCGCCTTGTTTCTTGAGCCTTGCCTTTCAATCTCTCCATATATACTGGAATTAAAAGAAAAACTGCTCCACTTAACAGAACTTTTGTCCATGCCGATACGGCCATGAACTTGCTGGAAGGCGGACTGCATTATCTTGTAGAACTGCGTCCCGAGCCACCAGCTATCCCCATCCAATTCCAGAATGTTCTTGCGAATAAACATATGCGTCCATAGATCATCTTGGCTGAGTCTTTCTGCCATGGACGATGTTTCCGGATCAATCTCTTGATCGATATTCTCTTCTAGTTTTTGTCTGCTATGTTCGATATCTGTTTCGGCACCATCCATCGCTGGCTCAGACTCAAACAGCAACGCTTCAATTGTTCTTACCAGCTCATTCGCACTGATGGTTCCGGCCCGGAAGTTTGCCGCAGCTCTTTGCAAGGACAGCTTCCGCTGATCCATTGCCATGATTGTCACAGTAACGAACTCTTCCAGTTTGTTTCTTGATTCAAGCTCCTTCTTGGTTGATTTGCGAGCTTCGGTATCAGACATGAGGGACGACTCATTAAGCTGCCAAATGATCTCAAGATCAACGTCAGTTGGATTTTCTATTCCAACTGCTTTGGCGGTATCCTCACGTGTCTCCCTAGAAAAATCCCTGAAAAGCAACTTTCTGATTACATCTCTGTCACGCAACCAATCTGGATATATCTCATCTATCCAGTCCGAAATCTTTAGCGATACAACAGATGGATCGCCTTTTGCTTTGTTTCTTAATTCAACTCCAAGTTTTCTGGAATGCCCTATTGCTGTGACAAAAATCGCTAATTCTTCACTTCCAGCTCTAATAGTCTGTGCAGACTCTCCGGAACGCTGGCGCATCCGTGCGTACCAGTCTGCAATGCCAACCCGACTGGTTGAGTAGATGCCCCAACCCTTAATGATCGCGCCCTCGCCTGTGCCGACAGCACTTAGCAAGAACTTGTTATGATTAGATGGAGACCCATGCCATGCCATCATCTCTGGGATATCCAGAGGACTGGCGCGTTTGCCCAGATATTCTCCAGTCTGCGGGTTATAGATATTGCCCGTAGCTTGTCCAATCAGACTGGTGGCATTCTGCGCGGCTTTCCTTGCCGCAGGCAGGTTTCCAGCCAGCAACGCATTGGTCATATCCAGAAGGTTCTGCTGGATTGGATTGGTGCGCGGATGCTCCGCGTAGGCTTTAGTGATTGCATCAACAACATGCGGTATGGCCTTCTTGTCACCCTCCATGTGTTGCAGCAATTCATTAACGTACCCGGGATAGTCCGGATTAGTTGAAGACAAGACCCTGCGAACCTTCTCCATGATGTATCCGGGGTCACCGATCATGTCGTAACCACTGAACTGGATAGCCGCCTTGGACGCTTCTCGCGTTGCATCTCCTGCTGCTTCAATTAGCCCACGGAATGCGCCACCTCTTCGACCCCACTCTTGATTATGGACAAGCTTTTCTGGCACAGCCCACTGGGCGTTATATGCCTGATCCTCGGCTACAGTATCGACAACCTCGCTTTGCATATTTGAATCATTAGCAACCTCTACCAACTGCTGTAGCCGTGGCTTGATGGCTTCTATCTTTTGCGGTTCACGTTGCGCCTGCTGAATAATGGACGACACCGCTTCCTTGATAGGATTGTTCTGGACCCTCTCAGGAGGGTTGCCCTGAATACTCTCCATAAGGTCTTGTCGAGAATGTATTCCAATACGGGCAAACAGGTCCGGGCGTTCATCAAACCCATCGATCAGCTCAGTACGAAATCTGTCCATGCGGGCTTCGTACTTGTCATCAGTCTGCCCCATGGCCTTCCACAGCTCGTATTCATCATTCTGCTGTTTGACACCATGTATGGTCGATCCAACTGTCTTGATGAAGGTGCTTTCGACGTCACTCAGTCCATCAAAAAGCAGATTCTGCTTTCTTGTGGGATCAAACTTTGGATCAAGGGCCTGCACTGCAAGTCTGTCAGCAAGAAAGTTATTGAACATTTTTTCTTGCTGTCTGTGATAGATCGGTTCTACAACATGATTCTTGACTGCCCCGGCGCCAGCACCTGCAACGGAACCCACCATTCCGCCAATAATGGCGCTATCCACACCAACATCTATTAATTCCCTGATGCTGAATCCGCGATCAGGATGTATCAATGCCCTGTCGTATGCATACTGTGCAATACCGTTAGTCAGCTCCTGAAAGCTTTCCATACTGGCAGCTGTTCCAGCCTGCTTTGCAACAGACCCGACGCCTTCTCTTATGTATTTGACAGGCAGATATTCGCTGCCAGCCTCAAGGACAGACATAACCGTAGCATCACGGTGGGCAATCATAGGCGATGCGCCTTCGGCCAGCCGCTCCCCAAAAATACTACCGTAGACTTGAGCGCCCATGGCAGCGATGCCGATTCCGGGCGAGATCACTGATCCTGCAATGGTCGGGGCCATCTGCATCAATGCATTGGCGGCATTGGACAGCAACCAAGAAAACCCTCTTTCCCCTAAAGGTTTTGCCCTGATCTGGTTCTCGTACTTTTCAAACAGGGGCATTAATTCATATTTAACGCGGTTTAGTTTATCTTGCTTCTCCTTATCAGAGATTTCCTTTAATTGATCTTCAGTGACGTATTCGCTGTACTGTCGTGACGTATCAGAAAAGTTAGCCAGTGATTCCTGAATACCAATCCACGATTTTCCGAACTGTGCAGGTTGTGTCAGCCATGCGTTACGAAGACTTGGCAAGATGTTTTTGACATCTTTTTCAAGATCGTAATCCGATGGCATTGCATCTGGCATGTCCCATGCGATCTCTTCCGGCTGATCGCTGTACCCGGGAATGCCATATTTATTAGTCATGCTACGGACTCACGTTAAATTGCTTGAGCAGCCAATCTGCCTGTACGTCTATTGGTCTTCCTGATGGTTCTGGTTCTGGTTTTGGTTCAACCTTTTTGGGCGGTGTTGCCCCAATGTAAGCAGAATCCCAAGGGCCGGGGGTGTCTGGCTCTTTCGTATCAATCATTCTGCTGTACTCGGCCTGTTGGGCTGGCGTCATTGGCTTTCCGGTCTTTTTCAACCATGAAAGGAAAGCCATCCGGTTTCCGCCATTCATCTTCTCCATTTGTGAAAGCACTTCACCGACCTTGGGTGCGTCACCGAACTCGGTCATTGTCTTAAACAGCGCCCTGAAGTCCGAATTAAACCTGCTATGTTCCTTGTACAGCATCGCTGCATCAGCGGATGAAATACTGCCCGATGCAATCTCTTCCGAGAAATACGATCTGGAATTGCGTTCTGATTCGGTTCCTGTCTTGGCATCTGCAGTCAATTGCTGGCGAAACAGCCCTTCCATATCCATAGCACGCCTGAACAGGTCCGCTCGCTTTGACGGGTCTGGCTCAGCATTCGCCAGCTCCAGTAACCTTTGAGATTCCTTGAATGCGCCATCCCCTTTGGAGATGTCGTACTGGTTTTTTCTCAGGCTTACTGCATTGGCAGCAATAGCCTTTTCTGCTTCAGGCCCCCACTCATCCGGATATCCTGCAGACTTCCATGCGCCGCGCCCAAACATCCTGTCGTAGTTCTGCTTGGCCATCGCATAAGCTGCAGGCTTGTCTTCCGAGTTCTGAACACCGTCCACAATCTTCATGGCGGTATCTACCTTTTGGGCTTCTGCCTGTATCTGTTTCTGAGCATTGTTCAATTGGTCACCGATGACCTTCGCCCCAAGGTCTGGGAACCTTGTTGCGGCCTTCTGTAACCCTTCGGTGTCCATGGAGAACTCAAACGCACCCTGTCTGGCTTGACTATTGACCTGTTGCTGGGCGCTCTGTATTTGAAGCTGCCTTGCTTTTGCGGCATCGATCAACTCTTGAGGCAAGTTCGCAAGCTTCATCTGGTTGATCTTGGTTTCGATCTGGGCGTTTTCGATGGCCAATTCCTGAGACTTCTTCTGCAACTCAAGCATGGCTGGCTCATATTTGGCCCGAAGCTGGGCAGACTTTAATTCCTCTTGCTTCAGGTTATAAGCCTGCTTCATCGCCATGCCTTCTATAAAAGAGCCAATGGGATTGCCCTGCTTTACTGCCCCAGCAATGTCGTAATAAGCCATGTGCTTCTCCTATCCGCCCATTCCCCAGCCATACATTCTGGTGAGGTTATCCCAGCTGTTGGCATTGATAGCCCCACCAGCCATGTAAGCACTGGCAGAGGTTGCGCCTGCGCCGCCTATGGCATTGGCTCCAGCCTGACCGTAACCGCTTTGGGTTGCCGCAGAAGTATTGGAACTGGACCCGCCGTATCCGGCAATCATGCCCAATCTGTCAAAGATTTTGCCGTATTCATTGGAAGCATAGTCCTGTCCCCACGAGGTAATGGCCTTGAGCGCACCACCAGATAAGGCGCCACCTCTGGCCGCTGCGCCCCGTTCGATCATCCTCTGGCCCTCGTCCATCCTGAACTGATAGCCCGGATCGGTCTTCCAGTCATACATTGGAGCTTCAGACAGAATGTTCGGGATGGTGTCCACCGTATAGGGATTGCCCGGGGTACCAGTTCCGCCAGCATTGCCTTGACCGGGAGCCGTGTTCCCGAGAGTGGTGTTCACCGACCCCTGATTCCCGAAGAAGGTATTCATTACCCCGCCAAAAGGCGGTGGGTTCTGGCTCGGAACCATGCCATTAGCGTATCCGTCGGCTGGCTGAGTTGGGCCTCCGGGCTGATATGTCGGATTTAGTCCAGTAAATGCAGTATTCCATAGTCCGGAACCAAAGGTTCCCCCTGTAATATGCGGCGTCACACCCGGGACAGACTTGCCCTTGGCCATCGCCATGGCGGCACCCTTTGGACCGGGGATCACTGTACCGCTGGTTCCGGGCGGAAGAATTGAAGGCTGTTCATAACGGACAACCCTGCCATCATCGAATTCAACAGTTTCTGGTTCGATCTCTGCAACAGAATGCAGCCCGGGAAGCCTTGGGAAATGACCGCCTTCGGCATTGGTTGAACCACCAAACACACTTTTTAGCCAGCCAATCAACCCGCCGCTTCCGGTAGATGCTGGGGTAGCAGGCGCTGCAAATAATGAGTTGTAATTTGCGAAATTCCCTAGACCTTCGCCTATACCCGGAGTTGGTGCGCCAAAGTTCTGCAGCCCAGAATTGATCCCGCCGAAATTATTGACCCCGCCGATACCAATATTAGGCATTATGCTTCCGGCCCCAGCGAATCCGCCAAGTCCGCCATCTACCCCAATAGATGGAGTTGGCGCTCCCGGTAATGTATTTCCGGAAAGATTTCCCATTGATCCAGAAGACCCTTGAGTATTGAGCAAACCACCAAGATTTGCCCCAACATCCCAAGGCATGCCAATCGCAGTGCCTATAACACCGCCTATCTCATCTCCCCACTGGAATCCAGAGTCTGACCAACTGTTTGCAGGGTCATAGGGTGTTCCTGCAAATGGATCAAACATGGATGATCCTTGCGGCGTGTTGCCAGCCATTGGGGTAATGCCGGGACGATACGAAGTATCTACAGTACCTATTGCGCCACCTGCGCCGGGACCGGCACCACCGGGATTGTATCCTTCGTTTCCACTTCTAGCGCCACCTCCGGGCGGACCATTTCCACCAGAAGGCTGATCTGGCTGATAAGCAAAGTTACTGGCAAAGCGGGGAAGCCCCATCATATCCATCATGCCAGCCAAGGCTGTATATCCAGCTTGCTGATAGGGCGCAGTTGCTGATCTGCCCATAGCTCTGGACTCATCCAGATAGGCCAATTGCATTGCCGTAGATTCAGCTATGGCGTTGTTGGCGGCGCCTACAGCATCATCAGCCTGATCTGCTGCCCGCTGGTTACCCAAATAACCAAATACATAAGGGGCTGCTTCTCTAATATATTGCCATGCGCTCATGTGATCACCGTTCCTGATGCGTGAACAGTAAGGGCCGAAGCTGAGCTTGCGACCATCTGTATGGTATCCCCTGCCGTGAGAACCAGACCTTCCAGCTCTGCGGCAAGCCATGTCTCATTCGGGGTAATATTCTGCGCGTCAATTGCCATGTTGGAATTGCCCGCAGACCCTCCGTTCTCTACGAGATAAACTGTCAAAGTTCTTGTGGAGGTATCGGTGTTGCAAACCACCAGCCTCCTTAGAACAACCGTCGTCTTGGATGCCACCGTGTAATAGGTAGTCGTTGAGTTGGCTACCTGTACGGGGTCAAGCAGTCTTGTGATAGCTACCGTCATTTCTCGTACAACGCTACTGAACCGAGCGAATCGCTCTGGTAGTGGATGTCAAATTCCAGAAGGCGAGCATCGGCGCCATAGGTATCTGCAGCATCACCGCCGATTCTGGATAGCTTCCAGACAACGAGGCACGAGATATCGTATGCGCTCATGTCTATCGTCCCAAAACTTGATATCAAGACCTTGTTAGCAGTATCTGTATCAGGCGTTCCGGCTACGGCAGATGTCGTGCTAAGCGTGGTTCCATAAGCCATGGTCGCAGTATCGCCGTTGTTGACGATCTCGTAATCCAGTTGCCAGTACACATTTCCTGATGCAGAGGTTGTTTTCTGCCAATGCACATGGGGAGATATGTCTGTGCCTTGCTTCCATGCATGAGGCATCTGGGCGATTCCCGCCAAGGTTTCTGTTCCGGCTGCGGCAAATAACCACAGACCCGTTGTGGACTCCAGATCAGGATCAGTCACAGCCCCGGGCGGATTGATACCCTGAGAGGGAAAACGCAGGTCATCCCATCTGCTATACAGGCGCTTGTGGTTGTCTGCTGACAAGGCTGAATCCGGACTGAGATTTGCCAGATCGCGCAAAGCGATCTCGTCTGCCGACTCAATATACAGGGCAAGCTCTTGCATGAAACGCGACCAGTCATGCTGGTTCTCAGGCATGGCCTGTAGTCGCGGATTGGTGAGGAATCTAGGGTTCGCCATACTGCCTCGCAATCATGCCCTTGATAACGACCTTGATAGGTCCGTATATCTTCAGCCGGAAGGCCCAGATACGACCCTCCCCGAGCTTTCTCCACACGGCACGAAGGGTGTATTCGCCTATCTTGCCGATGGACTTCTTGATCTCATTGGACCACGTATGACCGCCGTCCTTTGACCATGACAGGTAGGCATCGGTATCAGTGCTGTCAGTCAGGCCAACGCCCTCTTCCAGATCAATCTGTACCGACTTGAGCCTTATCCTCCGCTCCTCGTCAGAGATGTTCCCTATCTGACGCACCCGGGGAATCACACCCCCATTCATGGTATATACAGAGTTGCTCAGCTGATAAATCAGGCCATTGCTCATGTCGCCAAGCAGGTGCTTGCCGCATGCGAAGGCATGGCAATTATAACGCTCCCTGTTCGGGAACACATTAGAAATAATATGCGCCCTCTCATGCCATATCTGGGTGGCGGCATCATAGGCCCAGACAGCCTTGGCAGTCGGGAAGTTCAGGACATAGAACTCGTGTCCCTCAAGCTGATAGGTATAGGCCCATGCATCAGAGACCGTGCTGTATTGCTGAATCTGGTAAGCCATCTCTGGCGAAGAAATAATCTTGGGCGCGTAGCCCTGCCCTGCTTGTGCCACTAGACACTGACCTCGGTTGTTTCTGGTGAGCCAGACCACCGTATTGTCGAACAATTGAGGGGAGAAAGTGGCTACGCACCCATGATGGGTAAATCCGCCTTGGAATCTCTGAAAGGTATTGTTGGCGTCTCCGGAGTTGTACCAGACCTCGCTGGTATCCTCGCCAAACAGCCAGACCTGCCGCTTGTCGCATAGCACTGTCATGAGTCTGTCAGGACCGCCTTCTGCCGTAGCAAAGTCCAGTCCGTCTATAGTGCCACCGGCATACAGATTGGTGATCCAGAACCGTCCTGAACCTTTTTCTGCATAGATAAAGTACCCGTCAATGAAGTCCACCCGATCCGTTGAGGTGAAGTCAGCATCGAGAATCTGGGTGAATGTCCCGCCCGTGCTGCTGTATATCCAGCCTTGTGAGCCATCCACCACCATGATCTCATTACCAACGCCCGGGCCGTTGTGAGCCATGGAGACCCGTCCTGACGAGGTATTCAGGGTGCCTCTGCTGGTTACTGTCCCTGTGGAAGATATCTCCAAGAACTTGCTGCCAACTACGGCATATACAACATTCTGCCCGTAGGCAATAATTCCCCTGACCTCACCGCCATGGGCGGAACAGTCTGCAAACTGGGTGCATCCCGGGGTGCCAACTAAGGCGCCTTCAGCATGACTCGCCGGATCAAAGTACAGATTTATACAGCGTTCAGGAGAGACCGAGGACGATCTTCCTGTATACGATCCGCCGATCATGGGGATTTTCATCGACCTCTGACCTCTGCTTCAATGCGGAACGATGCATTCTCCACATCGTAATCCAGCATGTCATTGAGAAGGGCCTTTGCCTTGGCTTCTGTCGCCAGCCTATCCTGAAGAGGTAACCCATATTCCCACGAAAGCTCTGCCGCCAGCCCCCAGACGATGGTATTTGCCCACTCTGGAGGAAACTCCGGATTATCTGCACCCGTGTCAAAATCATCCGGAAGGTTTTCCGTAATCAGTACCAGTTTGTCATCGTAAAGGTTGCTGACTGGCCACACGTACAGCGTTCCGTTAGTCAGGGTAGGTTGATACCAGATTTGGTTGATTCGCCCCGTAGCGGCCTTTCTGGAAAGCCTCCTGTACTCTTTTTCTCCGATCAGGTCTATTTCTGTATCGGTAGCCAAAGTATCCCGTCTGTGGGCATAAATAATTTTCTGGGGTCTTGGAGATTTGGTTGTGTAGGCATAGACATTACGACCAGCTGTAGCAGCTGATGCCACCCCGGTAGTCAATGTGATCTGTGTAGCGGAATCTACCGATGAGATGGTATCCCAGTGAAGAGATAGGTCATCTAGTTTGATTCCAATATTATCAGCAGCAGTCATACCTGTCGTAGACAAAACGGTAAGCGTCGTTCCGCTTGCTGCAATATCTAGCGCAACCGCAGTCTCCACATAAGACGCCGTAAAATGATCGCCGCTTGGGCCAAGAGAATAGTTTTGCGAGGTGCCATCCAGAAATAGCGTGCAAGTCTGACGTAGCCAAATATCTATACCCTGTCCAACCCACCCCTTGATCATTAGATTCAAGGCACGGGAAGCATCCTGCGTATCAGCGCCAGACGCCGGTTCCCCGGCATCGAACTCACCGATCTTGCGCAATGCAGCATCGATGATTTCATTTCTGGTAACGGTGAAGTCTTTTGATCCTGATGTAGCCATTAGTGTGTCGCCAGCCAAAGGTTGAAAGAGTTTCTACGACGCAGAATTTCTCCTGCGTTGAAAGAACCATAAACTGCGGTTCCCTGATTTACTGCTATCTCAGCGCCTGTTAGCTCAACGTCAACATCTACAACAGTCGATGTGCCTGACGCTGTTACTGTACCAGATTGCGCAATAATTGACGCGCCTGTTATCGCAATTTTCGTACCGCCAGAAAACGCAACAGAGCCTTGTTGCGCTGCAATAACTGCGCCATATAGAAGACTTACGGCATCTCCGTTTGTCTGGATCGTAAGCTCGCCATGATGCGCAGCAGCTTCTGCTCCTGTAACTGAAGCAGTCTGAACATCTGCAGCAGCAACTGCTCCTGACTGAGCTGACGAGGATGCTCCTGTAAGAGCAAACCTCGCTTTTCCTGTAACAGTAGTTGACCCAGCTTGAGCGGCTGATTCTGCTCCATCAATATAGATAACGACTGTTGATCCGAGCATTTCTGTGGCGCCAGAATTGATCTGCGCACCAGTAATCTCGAATGCCGTATCTACAACGGTTGTATTCTTTCCGGTAAATGCGCCATATAGCGAGGCTAGACCTACCGGACCAAGGTCCGAGAAAGCTGTTCTTTGTATTCCTTTTCCGGTGAAAACAGTATAGACACCAGATAAGCCAATAGGGCCAAGATCAGAAAAGGTGTCTTTACCAGTACCTGCTGTTACACCAACCGTAACAGAAGCCGCTTCTCCAGCTGTTTCTGCACCAGTTACTGCTGCTTGGGTTCCAATCGTAAGAGTAACTGTGCCTGCGTCGGAAGCTATCTGCGCCCCTGTAATCGCAAACTCAATGTTTGCCCCAGCACCATGGTCGAAAGACGAATACGGCCCTACAGGAAGGCCCAATGGGGACAAATCGCTATATGCTGGCTTGGCTGCTTCGCCTATTCCAGCAGCAGTTCCATATTCCGCTGCAGCTTCCGCGCCAGTTAGCGTTGCAGAAACACCAAAAGAAATTGTCACGTTCCCGGCTTGTGCGGCAGTCGCTACGCCGGTTGGTTGCGGGATACTGGTTCCTCCAGCAACAACAGCATCTGTTTGAACATTTACTTGATCGCCAGTAATGGCGAATATGGCATTACCGACAACAGTGAAAGCGCCAGAATCAGCGCCAATCTCTGCGCCGGTTACAGAAGCAATTGTTGGCGTAACCTTGTTCCAGTCTGGATATGGCGCCAACGGTAACGCGACAGGCGAAAGATCGGAGTAATTCGCCTTGATGACTTGGAAGTCAACTGCAAGAGTACCGGCAGCAGCGGTGGCTTCTGCGCCAGTTAAAGATGCCGTTACGCCTACATGCCTAAGATCAGCATATAATCCAGAAGGCAGACCAGCAGGCGACAGGTCTGAATAATTTGCCACCGCTACCCCCGATAGGCCGCTCCTAGACGACTATAAATAAATCGCCGTCAGACGGGGCTTCAGTCAATGCATCGAACGTAAACACAAACTCACTATAGGTCGCGTCCCATGAGTAGTCTGTGATGCTGGTTCCCTGTCCATACAATGCATCACTTGGGTCATGGAAGAATATCTTCCTTCCAATGAAGTGGTCTGCAGTGGTCTCTGTATGCGAGGCAGGATACAACGCTGTTGCCTGAAGTGTAGTGGTAGACGACGCTACATTGCCGGTATTCACTTCCATTTGAAGCATGGATCGTGAGCCGAGCAACTGGCCGGACTTGATGGTATTCAGGATAATGCACTGGTCCTCTACCGCTTTCGTCGCGGAATCCACCACCTGAATAACAATTCTCGTTCCAGAGGTTTCTGCAGCCGTCACGGCAAGAGACCAGAATGCAGCACCAGTTACACCTATTGCAATGGTGTTGGTGCATTGTGTCAATGTGCCGCCATCAATAGAACGTTTTGCATCAGCTGCAGCTGGTGTCCAGTCTGCTGCTACCGCAAAGTCCTGACTGCCAGCTTTGATCATCGGGAAGTAGATCGTCTGAGCAGTCCCATAAATTACATCTATTTCCATTTCAGGTTCCTCTTCCTATGCCTCGGGCAATACCGCGCCCGATGCCTGTGAAATCCACTGTTGTGATGCTAGTGCCGCCCACGTATTCAAATGCTCCTATGCTCGGAGGATTTGCCCGCGCGGTTCCGATTATGTCTGTGGCTGGGGTGCCGGTTGCCGTTCCTGTGCCATCCAGACCACCAGAAGCAGCCGGGGTATAGTCCCCGCCAGCGTAGTTATTAAAGTCTGCCGTGGTAATTTGCTGATAATTCGTAGCGCCAGAATATGCGGCCAACGCCCCGGCGTTTGAGTCCTCCGTCCAACTGGCTCCGGCGTCTTCAGAGTATTCAACCCCAGTGGTTGCCGTTGCACCAATGACCACATTATTTTTTACCGTCCATCCGGAATCGTTTGCCCCGTTTTGGATGCCTACTGCAAACGTATTTTCAACTCCAAGAATCGTATTGTTTAGATATTTTATCCCGGTGTGATAACCGCCTGCTGTGCCGGTAACATATCCCGTGCTTGTTGTGTCGTTTTGGTGTAATACGCAATTTTCCACCGTCCCGTTAACAAACGGCGCTATTACCTTGCTGCCAGCCCTTGCAAGTATCGCCCGCAGGGTCACATTATTTTTATTGGCTTTAACCCCATAAACCTCTTGTGAACCGTTTGCCGTGTTCCATACGATAAGCCCCTCAAATATGCTATACGTTGGGCCAAGATTTTGTATTATGTATGCGTATGTGCCACCAGAGTTACAACGCCACCCAGCGCCCACCGTAGAATCTACTCCATCGTGTTCCTCTCCGGGCCACGGCTTGTAATGGACATAATGCGTAGAATCAGTTGTCCACGCGCCTTGCCCGATATTAAGATTGGTGGTAGACGTTGTTACAAGACCCTTGATGTAAACAGTGTGTATCCCCTCTGCCGTCAGGTCGCGCACCTCCGCAGTTTCCCATGCAGATAGCGTATTATATGGTGAGGAAATAGAACCATCACCACCGCCCGCAGCATCAAAGTCTATATATACAGTTGTGTCTGCCATTTATGGTGGACTCCAGTCTGATGGTTTGTACATATAGACGCTTTCGCTAATAGCGTTAACGCCTATGAAAACGTCATACTCTGCGGCATAGGCAAAGCGCCCGTTGATGCCTTCTGGTGTTCCCGGTGTCGGGGTCACGCCTCCGGGTGATCGCGTAGACCACGAATCAGTGGTGGGATTGTAAATGTACAGCGTTGAGCCGCCCTCCCACGCCACGTATTCATCACGCACGGAATCGTAATCGTATCCGGGAGATTTACTCGTTGGCGCACCGGATGTCGAGAGACGCAGCGTTGTTGTCCAGTTTCCAATCGTATAGCCCTGATGTGTATTCCATTCGAAACCGTTACCCTTCCATATCATTCGATTGCGTAAAGTATCTAGCAGCATCGAGCCGTATCCCTTCTCGCCCCTTGATCCATAATCGGTCTTGGTGTCTGTTATTGGATCGTAACTATGCAGACTTGGCACCACTGTTCCGTGGCCCTCCGCTATATAGAAAACCTGATCTGTCGGATGCCATATCGCGCTGCCACTGTGATCGTCACCGGCAGAAGCATTTAGCGCCGTCCATGTATCTGTGGCCGGATTCCAGCCTTGGTAAGTTGTGAGTGGTGTTCCGCCTCGACCAAGCCTGTATAGATTGCCGTTAAGAGGGCAATAACCAAGATGGTCATAAGTATGCTGGGCCTTTGGCGCACCGTCTGGATACCACCCGTTTACCTGTGTGGTTCTGGATAGCAAAGTGGGCGCATTCATGCGCCGCCATACGTTGTTAGCTAGACTGAACGCATACCACTCGTTTCCGTCGTAATCATCGTGACCACCACCAGTAACATATAGGTCATGCGTATCAACAGAATAAACGCCGCCACACCAAGGCAGCATTATGCTTTCTATATTTGTGGGCCAAAGAGCGCCGCCAGTCGTCGGTGGGTTTGCCACATAATCCCACGCCACGGATTCAAGTGTATTCGTACCAATGGCGGTCCATTGGCCAGCAGTGGCGTTTTGGATGTGCGAAGGGTATCCAGCAACCGAAGGGACGGTAAATGCGTTGCTAGTTACTGTGGTCATGCCAACGCTACCCCCTCTTTACCGTTGACCAAACAGGGGCCGCGTCAAAGTCCGCAGTCGTGAATCCACCTATTATTCGGTTATATTCAGTGTCTGTTAGATACCCAGCGTCCCTCGCAGCACATACTGCGGCACGAAGGTTTGCACCATAGTACGTCGCTATACTCGCAACATTCGCATCATTAAATGATCCACTAAGGCTGCAGCTTACAGGACCATATACATTTGACGCATACGTTGCCCAATCAGCAACATAAGTTCCAGTACTGCCGTCCCCGGGGTTTGTTCCGTGGCTGCCTTGCACACCATATTGCCAGCACCATGTCGTGTCAGAGCCGTAACTTGTTATCCCCCTGATCCACTGGGCCAGCCAAAGTAAAACCGCTGATGTGTTTGTCCCGCCAAGCTCCAATTCCGACAACCTGAAAGCCACGGCAAGATAGAAATACTGCATAAACGCAGCATTTTGGGCCGGATAATCGTAATCATCCAACCACCCGAAGATGTTATCCCAAGCACCAGTCACATACTGACTGTAAATATAATTAATAGTGTCCGTGCAGCAAGTGTCAAAGTAGGTAGTCATAACGTGCGAATCTGGACTAATAAATGCCGCCCTCATCACATCGCGCAACCCCCACGCCTGAGACCTCTTTTGAGCGCCTTCTGGCATCAGCGCCATGTCAGTTGCAAATCTGGCGTATTGCGCCCCAGTCTCGCCCTCTGCGGAGAGTATGCTGTTATTCCCCCAATACCAGATAGTTTCAAGGAAGTAATACTTTCCTGTAAGCAAATAAGCAAGATATCCATTGGCGGGTTTGTGGCTTGACTTACTTGTGGTGTCAGCCTTTGTCCCCGTCCCAACCTTCAAAACAGTTGGCGTCCAGCCCCTGTCATCTGCTGTTGGATATGTCTGTCTATTGACTGGATATCCGGTAGCGGAATCCTTGTAATGAATAGACCTGTGATTCGCTGCCTTGGCGTTACATATCACCGCCGCAACAGCATCAGAAGGGAAGCCATTACGAATGGCCGAAACATCCCACTCTGGGAGTGGCCCAATCTGCTTATGATAGCCAGTTGAACCGTAATCAACCCTATGATCGCCAAGCTCGTAAGGAGCAATAGTCTGCGTGTAACCGTCTATTAGAGTCTGGGGAACAGCGCCGGACTTATATTGCTCAATAGCCTTTGTGGAATACAAGTAGGATGTACTGTGTGCAACATGGACGCCCGGATCGCTTACCCAGTAAGTCTCCATGAATCTTGTGTTGTGGTAAATCGTTTGACTTGCACTGTAAACCTGTGTCCCTGCCAGAGTAAATGTGCAAGTCGTGGCAGATGTGGTGTTGGCATTTGCGGACAATGCCTCTGCGTTTTCTATAACAAAATCGACAGACAAGGCCCCATTGCTATAGTAGCGGCAATGGAAAAATCCATATACAGTCCCGCTAATCTGCCCTCCAACAATGCGCTCAATGCAATATGGGCCGTCCTGCCACGCAATTTTCCCCGGAGCCGCAGGTGTCCCAGCAAGCAGGGTCGCGGCATTTATGCTTCCAGTGACCCCACCGGAGAGCGTGATCGTGGTCGTGCCGAGCGCCGAGATTAACGCAGCCTCGGTCAGCGAGGTAGCGGACGGGTCTGCTATCAAGTGCAAGTCGTGAGAACCAGCAGACGAGAACACACCGGAGAATATCCCGAACTTCAGCGACCCATCGGACCACGTGGCCTTCTTTGTGACCTGAATATTTTCGTCGGTGACATTAAGAGTGTAACCGGCAGGCACATCACCCTTTGCGAAGGCATGGCCAAATGTGGCTGCACCAGTTCCGGTGACAGTAATGCTGGCTATGGCTGTGCCATAGTCCGCCTCCATCGTTATTCCAGTCTGCTGCGTGGTGCCGTAGGTCAAAATTCCAGTAACTGAATCATACGACGCATCACCAGTAAGTCCTACTGCCCGTGTAACTGAAACCAATCCCAGTGGATCGTCAAGATACTGCAGCATATTGTGCGAAGTACCAGCAGGAAGCGTTGCTGGTATTGTATTCCACCCAACTCCAAACACTGTCGCGGTTCCGGCGCGCCCCAGCAATCCTGTCCCAGTTAATATCGCCGTGCCATGCGGCATTGTTACTGTTCCAGATTGGGCATATATCGCAGCAGTCGGTATATCGAACTGAGCCGATGTCGGTGTGTAATCATGAAAGATTGTTACATCCGATCTGACCATTACTATCCAGCTTGTCCTCTGAATAATCCGGGCGTTAGAGTAAATTTAACATCAAGGTTTTCAAGAAAAGGTTCGCCCTTGACCTGATTACCATGCGAATCCTGCCATCCAATCTTAAACTCATGGCCATCTGTCATTCGTATGATGAGCCAAATACCATCCTTGTATGCAGCCTCAACCCTTCTGCCCTGAAGGTGAGAAGTAATCCACCCCGGAGTGCCGAATGTCTCAAGCTGCTTAATTGATCCAGTAGAACGAGTCATAATATCTCCGAAACCACTCCATATTTCCCGGCAACCTGATCCAATCCATTAGGACCTTGATCTCAGGAAGATCGGGTATCTCTTTTCTTGCGTAGATTTCTCTGTAGGGACTGCGACCAAATGCGCCTTCCCTGATAGGTAGGTTCTCAACTTTTACAATCATGGGGCTATGCGTCATGCAGTACTCAATGCATACGTCCCAGAAAGCAAATTCTTCAAATTCAGTGCGATCTGTCTGCCGTGAACGCCACGTAAGAGTTACAGCAAGCGGATCGCGTATCGGAACCACGCAGTCTCCCACCTGATTCCAGATGTCTTCTGCCTTTCCTCCGTTATGCTCTGGAGGATAGAAATGCCAGAATCCCGCAGCAGGATATAACGCACGTAACGTGTGCGTTCCTGAATGCGGAACACTGGCAATAAACATTACGCCAGCCTGATGATCGACGTATTGTATGCAGGGGCAGGGAATTGGACAGTAAAGTCACCAGTAGACGATGATTTATTTTCGCCAAAGTCTCCGACATACACGCTGGCATTGGATTTGCTCGTATTGTAGATCAGGCACCCACGAGCTGTGATGGTCGATGAACTCCATGTCTCATTCACAAAATCTACATGCGCAACATGATTCGTTGTATCAACTGCTGGTTGGGCACTCTCTAGCGTCAATGTATTTCCAGCCGTTGTATAGCCACCGCCTGAAGCTACCTCACTAGAGGTTGTATAAGCAGTTGTTCCGTAACCCATGCTTGCTGTATCTACATACAACGCAATCTTGTATGTATCGGGAGTTGCCCCGAAATCATGACCAGTTCCGTCAAGAAGGTCTACCCTGAAACTATCTGTCAGACAGGTAGTAATTGCCATATTGCTCTCCTATGTTTTCCTGAAATGAAGCACTATATGGCCACCACCAGCTGCGGTGTAACCGATAGAAGTCCAGTTCACATCACCAGTAGCGCCAGTGCCAGCGTTGTTTTTGATACCGCCGAACTCTCGGTAATCCTGACAATCACTTCCTGACAACTCAAGGATGCTCACATCAGATGTGGCGTCCCAGAGAAGTACGACACTGAAGCCATCCAACGCCCATGCTGCCTTGACTAATGTCAGGCCATTGACGCCAATGGCTGTATCGATTGCTGAGACATCAACCAGCGTACCTGCTGCCGTGTCTCCAGTCGTTCCATCGATGACGTACTTGACGACAAGGTTCCGTGGGCCGTTATTGATGATCTGCTGGGTGGCTGTTGCCGCCATGGATCACCTCCTATCGCTGTACTGCGAAACGAAAGTAATCGACATGAACAACGTCTGCAGTTGTTGCATGGCCAGCCAGCATTCCAATGAACGGAGCAAGAGCCAGATCATCCGGAACCTGCGCCTCTGTCAGCGAAGAAGCCACCTGAGTGCCATCAACGTATGCCCTGACGCAGCCATCACCAAGAGTGCTCGCTCCGTTGAATGACAGCGCCAGCGTGTGCCAAGTGTTGTCAGACAAGGTAGCAGCAGTCGTGTTGGTGTTGGTCTCGGTAACAGTACCGCCGTTGTTCTTGTCGTAGGTCAGTTGGCAAACCGCCGTATCCAGAAGACCGAAAGAAATATAATCAGTGGTAGTGGTGGTCCAGATGTCTTCTGGATTGGTGGTTGCGGTCAGATCAGACAGGCCAAACTGGAACGTCATGGCAGACACATCTTCAATCTTGACCCGAACTTCCATGAAGAACTTCTTGCCATTCAAATGGACACACTTGGGCAGATAGACTGCCACGCCCTCGTTGTCCGCGTCAGAGTCGAGCAGCAACTGTCCGCCGATAAGACCGGCATTGGTCGCTGTACATCCGACATCGATGATTGCAGCAGACCACCCAGCGGGGACGTTTGTTGCAACAGGACCAGTGAAGTCATCAAAGAACGACACCCATTCCTTCGACGGGAACATTCCCATGCCGCGACGGTAGGGAAACGTCAAATCCTTGCCGTGTACGATACTCTCGGCAACCGAGAAAGCATTATTCTTGGACATTAATAAACCCTCCAACAGTCATATCAAAGTCGAAAGGGGGCCGAAGCCCCCTTCCTTTTCCGGTCTTAGGCGCCCGGAGAGCCGTACAGTCCACGCGGATCGGTCCAGCCAACACTAAAGCGCATGTATCCTTTCGCCTTGGCGTTGTCAGTATCGAAATCTGAGTCCTTGGTGAACTCCACAGCTTCACGATTGAACCACCGCAACCCGCTGGGTGCATTGGTCCTGACGAACCATGCATCCGCATCAGTGAAGTAGTGATTTACGTGAACCGTCGGAATCACACCACGAGAACGCAGTGCGTTGACAGCATTGTTTGCCGTGTCATTCTGAAGCGTTGACTTCAGGATTCGCTCGGCCTCAAAGACCAGCTGTGGCGGAACAAGCAAGGCAGTGGGTCGCAGGGAGATTTTCATTCCCTTGCTATTCGTCGCCTGCATGATTTGCACCGCGATATCTTCCAGAGAAGCCTCGGAAAGATCAGCTGCGGTAGACAGTTCATTGCTGAACGTGCCACCGTTTGCCATCGTGTGCGCCGTTGACAACAGTTCCAGCCCGTCTGCTCCGACGTAGCTGTTGCTGAATGCACGGTTGTACACGTTGGCGCCTACGTTCTCCCGGGTCTGTGCCATGGAGAATGCCAGAGCCGCTGCGCGGTTCATGGACACTTCCTTGTACAGATTGTCTGCCAGCTCTTCGCGGGTCACGATGTAACCCAGTGCATACGCTACGTGCGTATAGCGGGCCACATTTCCCTGCGAGTTGCCGTCATAGACGACGGGAGAACCCTGCGCCTTGATCGGAGCCAGACCGAATGAGGTGTGTTCAACCTCTTCCTCGTAAGCTTTCGAGGAACCGACAACATCAAACAGCTTGTCGTACTCAGTCTCATGCTCGTCGTACTTCGCGCCGAACCACTTGTATACCCCGGGCCACAGTGCTTTGGGGTGATTGCCAGTTGTAATGACTGCCATGGTAATTCCCCCTTAGACCGCAGTACCGTCACCGCGCCAGCCAGACTCGTTGATACGAACTAACACATTGGCGTTGGTATCAACAGAGTTGTCAGGCTCGGGAGACAGTCCGAGGATAATGAGTCCAGCACCCGTGCCGATGTCGGAACTGTCAAGTTCCATGGCACTGATGCCCGTGGAGGTGCTGCCGGAGCCTACCGTGAAATCGGCTTTATTGCCGACATCAGTAATTGCGAAGGCGCCGTCACACTGAATCTTGAAGATCACATCAAGAGCCGGTACGACATAGCAGCGGCGAAGGGTTGAGGCTTTCCTGTACTGCACCGACAGATCAGACGGATCGGGCGCAAAGCCCACCACCACACCGTAGACTTCGTCACCAGCTGCGCACTGCGCTACGGACGGGGCATGCCCGTCTGCAGAAGCCGTGCCAGACAATTTGACTGCATCTCCGATGAACGTGGCTGTACCGTCTGCTGCGAGCAGCACGCACTCAATGGTCGCCCCGTTAAACGGACTGCCGTCAAGCATCTTGACGGGAACAAATCCGAAGGGGCCATCAACATTGGCCATGATTTCACCTGTTTCGTTTCAAAGAGACTTCGCCGTATGCGTTTTCTACGGCTTGGCCTCCAGCTTGTCCTCGGGTGATCGCTTCATCAGTGGCCCGATTAACCTCTTCCTTGGCTGCTTGGTCTTCGTCGTACCATTCTCGCGGTATTCTCATTAATACGGCACGCTTTCCTGCGCCGCTTTCGTGCTTGCCTACCACGAGGCTGGTTGCAGAACCAAGGTCGGTGTTCCCGGTTGTCACATCTGGATCACCCACCGTTGTGTCTCCTTTGGAGACTGTCTCCCATCCACCTTTCTTTGCCGCCTCGATTCGACCCGGATCATCGTTAATCCATCGATACTCAAAATTCGGGTCTTTATCTTCATCCGGCACATGCAACCTTCTACGGTTGCCGGAAAACGGGATACGCTGTCTTCGCTGTACTTTTGCCATGGTTCTGCTCACCTATTCCCATTCATACAGATTGACGTACTCTTCCTTGGTGAAGTCGGGCATGGACTTCTTGAATGTCGCATATTCCTTCTTCGCCTCCGCAGGCAAGTCGTCAAAACTGCGTTTACGTGACGGGCGTGGGTTGCCTCGCCTCGCGCCTTCTACCGCCGAAGGCTGGCTTGCTCTTGGGTTTCCGAATTTCTCTGGCATGCGCTCACGGACTGTCTCCGCGAGCTTGTCCAAAAAAGCCTTACCGCTCAGGTTCGGATTTTGTTGCTTCAGCCGTGGACTTAATCCGTCCGCGAATGCCTGTAAATCCGGGTCCTTCACGTACCATTCGTTGTCGGCCATCCAGTTGGAAATCTCCATCTGGGCCTTATCGCTCAATACGTGTTCAGCTTCTCTGTTCGCTTGATCGTCTTCATTGCGAAGACGGTTGATCTCTTGTTCCGCCGCCACGGCTGCTGCGCCGTCGGCATTGGAAATCGCCTCTTCCCGTTCCTTTTCCAGCTGGCGAAGCGCCTTCTGGCGCTCTTCCCGCTCCCGGGCTATGGCTTTCTCTGCGAACTTGCGGAACTGCTGGGTGCCATCGCGTATGGATGAGACCGACTGCTTCAGTTCCTCTAGCTGCTCTTTCAGACGCCGGTTCTCGGCGTTGACGATGGGCAGGACGCGCCTGCCGTTCTCTACAAACTCTTCTGCAGAAATGAAGCCGTGCTTCGGAGGTTCTCCCCGCCACTCGGCCTCTGGCACCCAACCCATGTCCCGGGCAATCTGCTCGGTACTGACAACGGTCTCGGTATCCGCAGTCGGGTTTACTATCTCTGTGCCTAAATCTACATCAACTTCAGGCTCATTAGCAACATTCTCGTTCATCGCTGCGCTCCCAAGCTCTTGCGTGCGTGCAGGTCGCCCATCGATACATTGTCAGTAATTACCGCAACAATGTCAGTATCGTTCAGGATTCTGTACTCCACGCCGTCTTCTCCGGTCACCATCAACCCGCCATACTTGGCATACATGACACGGTCTCCCGGGTCGGCAAATGGCTCTTTAAAATCAGTCCAAGCATCCGGTCCTACGGCCACCAGAACGCCCGCCACAGACGCCTGCTGATGCTTTTCCTTGATGGTGTCTGGGATATGAATCAATGAATCCTTGTTCTTTTCATCAATGATATCCGGCCTCACCAGTACCCTCTCCCCCTTCGGGGTTATCCCTGACAGATTCTTGCTCATCTTTGCTCTCCGGTGTTTCCAGTAAACTCATCTCTCCTGTCTTCAGGAACTCTGCAATTGTGTCCAGTTCTGCTTCTGCTCCCATAAGATAGGCTCGTTGCTCTTGCGTTTTGACAGGCTCGCCCCACAGGTATAGGTCTCCACGATTATGGTAGGCAGTGTCAAGCCTACGCTCAATCATGGTCCTGACAAACCGAGTGATCGGGGATTCCAGCCACTCTTCCATTGCTCGTTTATCCGCCATTTGATGGTCCTCTCTTTGCTGCTATCTCTTTCTGCGCCTCAATCTGCTCGCGCTTGACCGACTGGTCCTCCATGGTTTCCATATGCTCAAGCACACGCTCCATGCCTTGCCGCTTGTCGGATACGGCCTTGAGCATCAATTCCATTCTCTGGATGTCCATATTGCCGCCCTCGGCCTTGGCCTTGGCCAGCAGGTAGAGCGTATTGGCCTCCATCTCGGCCAGCTGTCCTTGGGCAAGATGGGCCTTGATCTGTGTATTCATGCGGTCATTGGCGATCCGATCCCGTGAATCCAGCGCCCGACGCTGCTCTTCGGCGATCTTGACTTCAATTTCCGGGTTGGGCTTGGGCGGGTATTTCAGGCTTCCGTCCGGATTTAATGGGAAGAGCTTGTCTACATCTGTGATGTCCATGGCCTCCAGCAGCTTCAGTTCCACCTGAACGGGGTCATAGCCGGGGATCATGGTGGCCCGCTCTGCCACAAACATGTTTTTGCGGATATTGGTCTCTGCCATGATGGAATTGGGGTCTGCAGCAGGTCGGATCGACCCGTCATCTATCATCTGGTAGTACTTTCTCAGGACGGTCAGGTCTTCGCCACCGGTACGGATCACATCCGATTCGGGCATGTATTTGCGGTTCAGGCGGTACAGGAGCCTGAATTCCTCGCCCATGGACCGATACATGCGCTTGAAGATGCCCACAAAGACCTTCATGCCCTGTTCCATCATCTGCTGGGCGTTGTAGGCCGGGGTGTTCTGGCCCGGGTTGTCGCCGGTCATTATGTCGGTGACCGAGGAAATGCGCTCTCCGTAGGTCACCAGAAGGCCCAGAAGCTGGAAAAGGACGGGGGAGGGGGAGTTTACCGGGAGGGGGACAATCGATTCTTTGAGGGTGCCACCGGCCACATTGACCCGTTTCCACTCAAATGGCTGGAAGCGCATTGTACCACCCTGCATCCTCGCGCCACGACCAATGAACCCCGAATTACCATTTTGAAGCGTTCCTGAATCGATCAGCTGATTGATCAGGGTATTCACTGATTCGTTAATGGGTCCGAGCAATGCGCCCCAGCCAAGGTCATAAAAACCACCATCCGGCGAGGGAACAAATCCGTATTTAACGAAATGCTGTGTCGGGACGATCTCGGCAAAGCGCCCTGCTGAATCCCGTTCAATTCGCTCCCAGCGGGCAGCAATGCGTAGAACCTTGCCGGATGATTTATCGACGGTAACGATATACGGTTCAGGGTAATCGTCGTCGTCAAGGTCCAAAAAGCAGTGTTGCTCAAGAATCAGTCTTGGGCCTTCTCCGACGGGTGGTTCGAGCTTGGTGCGCTCGTCCGAATCCAGTGCCTCGGGGCGCTCGGCCTCGCCCAAATCCTGCTCAAGATAGTACTGTTTGCGCATGCGGGAGGTGACTTCCCGGTCCCAGATACGGAATCGGTGGGTCATTCTGTCCGCATCCGTCATGGAAGTGGTCCAGTAATTGATCACAAGGTCTTGGGGTAAAACCAGCTGGGCGCGGTTGTGGCCTGCAACGGGATCAAAAAAGGTCTTCTTGAAGCAGGTGCCGACAATGGACAGGCAGGTGGTCAGCTTGTCGTGTTCCTCTTCCCAGCCGAGGTCTTCATCCAGAACCTGATAGGACATGTGGGCAGAAATGCACTCTGCAGCCTTGCGCTTTGTGCCATCCGGGTCGGGGCCTCTGGCCTTGCAACGGACGATTTCCGGGGGTTTGATCAGGGCGGGATAGGCCCGGGAGGCG